GAGGGTCCGCACCCTCTGTAGCGAGGGCCGCGGGCGACGTGGGAGAAGGATTAAGAGTTCCCAAGACGCGGAGAAATGCCACCCGTAATACACAGGTAATACACAAAACGGGCGACAAAGGCTGTGTATTGCCTACTCAGCGCTTGAATGGCATCCATGTTAATATAATAACACATCGTGAGCAAAAAGATACTGCGAAGTATAAAAAAGATACACGAGGGGCTTGCCAAATAGAGTGTACTGTGCTACTATGTATCCAAAGACGATACACGGAGCGAGGTGATTTGATGAATCCTAACAAACTCCGATCCGTCATGGTGCTGCATGGGGACAACGGAGTTAAACTTGCGGCGGCAATCGGTATCTCGCAGCAATCTCTATCAGCGAAAATCAACGGCAAGCGGCAATTCACCCAAGACGAGATATGGAAAATCAAAGAGCGGTACGGGCTATCAGCGGAGGAAGTTGACGAGATTTTTTTTGCTCAGTGTGTATCCTAAAAAGATACACGCCAGGAGGTGAAACGAGTGTCGAGGATTTCTGTAGAACAAGCGGCGGCCAAAATGGGTGTCACGCCCCAGTTCCTCAGACTGGGTCTGAGAGGCGGAAAATTCCCGTTCGGCACCGCCGTCCAGATGCCGGGTGGTAGATGGTCCTATTACATCAACGCCACGCGCTTCGAGCGATATCTGGCCGGCACGGACATGCGGGAGGCGACAGGATCATGAGGCCGCGCATAATCACCTGGATGGATATCGCGGCATTGGTGCTGGTCACGGTGTTACTCCTGCCAACTGTCTGGGCCGTGATACAGGCAGGGCAGCGGCACCAGGAATACGAGATGGTCGAGGTCGTGCTCCGGCCGGGCGACACTCTGTGGGGTCTAGCCCGCCAGTACGCACCGGACATGGATCCACGGGAGGCTGTCTATATCATCCGGACAGCAAACGGCGGTATTGATCCAGGACGCATCCAGCCGGGAGATGTGCTGCTGATACCCATGGAGGTGAGATGAGTATGGCACGGATCTACCAGCATCTGCACATCTGTTCACACATGCCTGGCGATATTGTCGTCTCTGCGTGGGAGGGCGCAGAGCACGGCGTAACATTCGTAGTCATTGAAACAGCAGACGATGACTACGGCAGAAGCATAAGGATCGTTATTTCGTTGCGAGCTTCTGATTATCCTGCATTCGCACAGAGGGTCTGCGAAGCTCTCGCCGCCCCTATGACGGGTGAGGGGAGTGAAACGCCGTGACGGTAAGTGCGCCGGCACAACGTACTTCTCCACGGTATGAATTGACAATTGATAACGCAACCGGCAAACTAGCGCTCCGGTGCCCGCACAGGGAGTCCATTTACATTAGAAAGGAGTGGAAATATGGAAATCAAGGTAACAGTGGAAGCAGCTCCAGAGCTAATGACCGCGATTGATGTGCTGACGGCCACGTTGGTGGAACTGGTTGGGACAAAAGAAAAGACCAAACCCGCCGACAGCGCGAAACCCGCGGACAAACCTGCAGACCAACCAACCCTCACCCTGGAAACCGTCCGGGCAAAGTTGGCCAATTTGTCCCAGGGCGGAAAACAGAAGGAGGTCAAAGCAATCATCGAGAGCTTCGGGGCGAAAAAGCTCACTGATATTCCAGCTGAAAAGTATCCGGAAGTGATACGAAAAGCTGCAGAACTGGAGGCGGAATCATGACTGAAAGAAAACACGCTGTTCTTTCCGCCTCCGGCGCCTACCGGTGGCTGGCCTGTCCGCCCAGCGCCCGGCTGGAAGAGCAATTCGAGGAAACGACCAGCACATACGCGGAAGAAGGAACACTGGCCCACGGCATAGCCGAACAAAAGCTGCGGTTTTTGTTAAAACAAATATCGGCTCAAGATTATGCTCAAGCCTTGCAAATTTTTGAAAAGAACGAATTCTACTCGGCGTCGATGCTCGATTACATAGAAACATACGCCTCAATCGTAATGAAAAAAGTCAACGAAGCAAAAACCCGGTCAGCGGATGCGGTAGTGCTTTTGGAACAGAAACTGGACTTCTCCGACTGGGTACCGGAAGGTTTTGGAACCGGCGACGTGGTCATTATCTCCGATGGTGTACTTGAAATCATTGATCTCAAATATGGAAAAGGTGTCCCGGTTGCAGCGGAAGACAACGCGCAAATGAGACTCTACGCCCTGGGCGCGCTGGCCACATTTGATTCACTCTATGACATCAAGATCATTCGGATGACCATTGTCCAGCCCCGCCTGGACAGTGTTTCGAGCGATGAGATCACCGCTGAAATGCTCTACTGGTGGGCAGATACAGAGCTGATCAAAAGAGCACAGTTGGCCTGGGAAGGGAAAGGCGAGTTCCAAGCCGGAGAGCACTGTCAATTTTGCCGGGCGCGGTTTAACTGCCGGGCCAGGGCGGAAGCGAATCTAGAGCTGGCCAAAATGGACTTCCGGAAACCGGAACTGCTGACGGATGAAGAGATCGGCGAAGTGCTGAAACAAGCTGATGAGCTCAAAGCCTGGGTGTCGGATGTATTTGACTACGCCCTGGTCCAGGCCAGGGACCACGGGAAGAAGTTCAAAGGCTGGAAATTGGTCGAAGGCCGGAGTGTCCGGAAGTACGCGGATGAAGAGGCTGTGGCCAAAACGCTCCTAGAAGCCGGATACAAAGAAGAACAAATCTACGAGAAGAAGCTCTGGGGCATTACGGCTATGGAGAAACTGCTGGGCAAGACCAAATTCGGCGAACTGCTGAAAGGACTAGTTGTGAAACCGGCCGGGAAACCAACGCTGGTCCCGGAATCGGACAAGCGGCCGGAAATCAACTCTATCACCGCCGCGGTGGCGGACTTCAAAAATAACTAGGAAAAAGGAGACATGGAAACATGGCAAGGGTACAAAATGACACGAAAGTTGTCACTGGGAAAGTTCGATTTTCATATGTGCATGTGTTCGAGCCGTTTTCAATGAACGCGGACCAGGAGCCAAAATATTCGGTCTGTATCCTAATCCCCAAATCTGACAAAGAGACCCTGCGGAAAATCGAAGCGGCTGTGGAGGCCGTGAAAAAGACCCAAGCTGCTAAATGGGGCGGAAAAATACCCTCCAATCTCAAAACGCCGCTTCGGGATGGCGATGTAGACAGGCCCGACCAAGAGGAGTACGCAGGGATGTATTTCCTTAACGCTTCAACGAAACAAAAACCCGGCGTGGTGGACGCTCAATTGAATCCGATTCTGGATCCAACAGAAGTTTACTCCGGTTGTTACGGCCGGGCCAGCATCAACTTCTTCGCCTACAACCGGGCCGGGAACAAAGGGATTGGCTGCGGTTTGAACCATATCCAGAAACTAGAAGATGGAGATTATCTTGGCAGCCGGACCAGGCCGGAGGATGATTTCGAACCTTACGAACCGGAAGACGAAGAAGAAAACTTTTTAGGCTAGCCTAAATTACCGGCCCGTCCTCGTGTTGTGCGGGGATCAGGAATCAGCGTGGAGGGCGCCGGCTTGGCCCGATGAAGCGCGGTAAAAAAAAAT